TTTGTGTAAATAAGTTCATCTATTTTAACTACAGTAAATTAGATAAGATGGATTACACGATTGTAATTCCATCGTATAAAAGAGCAGAACTATGCCGAGATAAAACTCTTGCTGTTCTTCATAAATATAAGATACCCAAGGAACAAGTTGTAGTAGTAGTGGCAAACAAGGAAGAAAAAGAAGTCTATGAAGGTATTTTAGATCCAAAGACATATAAGGAGATTTTAGTTGGAGTTCCTGGATTAGCCAATGTGCGTAATTGGATTTTCAAACACTTCCCTAAAGGCAAGAAATTAGTTTCATGCGATGACGATATAAATGGCTTTATTGAATATGATCCAAAGACTAAGCGACATGAAAGAGAACTCCGGAGCCTTAAGGATGTAATAAGGCGCGGGTTTTCTGAATGTGAGAAAGCCAAATGTTCGCATTGGGGAATTTATCCAAGCCCCAATGGATTTTTTATGAAGCCAACTGTATCTACTGATTTGAAATTCATTATTGGAAGTTTCGGAGGTTTCATAAATCCCGGAAATGAAGTTCTAATTGAAATAAGTGAAGGAGAGAAAGATGATTATGAAAGAACTCTGAAATTCTTCCAGCGTGATGGAGCCGTTGTTCGTCTGAATTTTGTGTCTGCAAAAACGGCAACATATAAGACACCTGGAGGTTTACAATTGGGAAATCGTCTAGCAAAAGAAAGAAAGACTGTAAAAGCTTTAATGAAAAGGTACCCTGGTTGGATTCGTCTGAACCCCACCAGGAAATCTAAGATGCCTGAAATTCGTTTGGTTGATCCTAGTAAGAGTAAAACAAGAAAAGTAAGAAAGTAAAATGACTTTATGTTGCATATTTCATTCCTCCCATACCACCTTCGATGACTAGGAAATTAATACTTTCCACGTAAACTGAATAATTTATTAAATACATACTATCTTGTGCTAGAGGCCATGGGTCAATGTCTAACTGGAAATTCTTAACTCTACTTGTATTCAAAGAACCACTTGGCTTCATCCACTTTGATGTATCTAAAGCGAAGCTGTAAATTGCCAAACCTGGTGGAAATACTCCCGTAGCATATTTCCACGAGCTTAATTCATTAAAATATTGTAATGGCTTAATTTCTTGTGCATCATTGCCATCACAGATAATACGTATTTGTCTTATAATATCTTGTTGCATAGATGGAATGTTAATTCCTGAATAACCTCCAGATGGAATTGATGAAATAGCAGGAATAAAAGGAGCTTGACCATATCTCCACCAATTTGTATAGTTAGTCCATGCATTTAAATATTGTATTGCATCCGAGCGTCTAGGTATTATAAGAATACGTGGAACTGGGTTATGTGTATACAAATCAAAGAGTTGTCTTGAATTATTGTTTAGGAATGGATATTTTGTGACTTGTCTAACAATATACGTAAGAGGTTTTGTTGCAAATGTTCTACGCTCACTATCTGTTAAATAGACATATGTAGCTTGTAATCTTGGATATAAGGGCCATGTATTCATTGTGGGCGGTGTATAATCGATATCTGTTAGAAATTGTTTTATGTAAATATTTTGTTCTATATTTGGCATATAGCCAACATTGCCCGTTTGTATTTGTGTTCTTGATGCATTTACTTTAGATTCAGGGCGAACTCTGAACCCTGATGGGTCTAATACAGTATAGAGGTCTCTAATGGGTCTTAGAGTAAGTTGAACTTCACATTCGTGATATTGTAGTGCAATTAAAGGTAAAGCTAAGCCAGAGTTCTGAGAAAACCAAAATGAAAGTGGTAATGTGATATCACGCCCAGGGATAGATGGAAAGTTATTTTGTGATTGTAATGACGGATCAAAATTTTTATAGACATTTGGATATAGACCAGTGGTACGTGTTGAATTATTTCCTACTGCGCCGGAATACTGGCCATTTGCAGGATCATAGAGTTCAGGAACATCTCCAACCATTTGTTGCCACTTGTTATATTGAGTTTCATCCTGATCTGTAAAGGCTGTTGAGATAATGTAGTCACTATCAAATTGCTGAACTTGTGTTCCTCCAATTAAGAAAGTAGCATCTTGAATAATTTGTGCTCCAATATAACGAACCCATTGAAATTGATATTGAGAACGATTATTATTAGGTCCAGGTAAATTAGGATCAAAATATTTGGAATAAATATCTGGCAATCTAAAAGTAAAATATAAATCAGAGAGCAAGTCAGCAACACGTTGTATTTTTGCACGAAGTTGAATGGGTTCATCGAAAAATAATTCTTGTGGACCTTCAAGAGGTAATGTAATAGATTCAAAAGCAAAATGACTATATTTCTTTAGCACTATATAGAAATACGTAAAATCTGGATTTCCACTTAGAATTACATTCTGTGCGCCGTAGGCGACTAATATAAATAATCCACCTCCTGGCATATCTCTTCTTGTTCTTACGAAAGAAGAAGAGGTATGGTTTTAAGCGTATAGGGGGAAAAGCCCCCTATGACCCCATCTTAGGTTTTAGGGGACTTAGGGGTGAAACCTCTATGGACCCTGTTTATTAGCCCACCATGTATCAGATAAATATGGTGTTAATGACATATCTGGACTATCCATCACTGTAGAAGGTTGCATATTGATGAGATACTGAATTTCTGTATATGTCAAGGCATAACTGAAATAATATACTCTACTAATCATTCCTTTAGCGGCTCCATCGAAATTAAGCGATGATACTGACTGTGCAGAACTGAATTCATTATCCTTTTCTAAAGAAGTAGTAATTGACTTTGATAAAGTAATTCTACGAGGACTAAATGCATATACATTACCATAGTTCTGATAAGGAGGTGTATTGTTAGATAAGGCCATCTTTTTCTTCAAATTTCCATTGATATAAACGTAGAGAGTATTTCCTTTACATGTAACTGTCAAATGAAACCACTTGTCTACAGGAATATTCTCAATATCTGTATAATTATCCCAAGTGTCAAAGCAATTCATATAGACACGTAATTTATTTGTATCTCCCCAACAGAATATACCTGGTCCTAATAAAGGATAGACTTGTCCATATCCTTTATGTAAAATATGGTATAGCTTATGCTCACCTTTGGAAAATGTATCACTTTTAATATTAATAAATAAGGAATAACTGAATTCTACGCCGGAACGCTGATTATCAGAAAAATATATCGTCTTTGCTTTAGGATTTTGCGGATTTTGTATTGCTGTAAACATCTTAGCACCAGATGCATATGTATTAGGGAAAAGTTCTACACGATCTTTAAACATTGCCATGAAGGAATTATATATGAATTCACTTACTGATAAACTAATATAGACAAGAACAACGATTGCTATACCAGAAAGAACTTGTGATAAGGTATCAGTACCTGTCATTGAAACACCAGTTGATTCCATCTACCTTTGAGTTCTTAAAAAGAAGCACTCAAACGTAATGTAATATTGTTTAATTATTTAACCAGTACTTGTGCTAAAAATAGATCTTCCATTGTTCTTGATATCAAAAGATAGGTTCCCTGGGTTCAAGCTGCTTAATGAAAAGCTTGTGAAAGGACCCTCCTGGTAATATGAGTAAACTCTATCCGGAGAATATGCAAAATTAGCAGCACGTGTCATTCCAATAAGACCTCCAAATCCATCAGGTCCACCTAATTTCAATGTAGGCGTATCTCCACTTACTTTAAAGAGGCCATCTAATAAGCATGAACGTGAGAGTTTACCATCAATATAAATATCAATGGTGCGTCCAGTTAGAACAGCAGTAATATTTACCCACTTCTGTAAGTCAACTTGTTCAATATCACATTTCTTGAAGTCAGGTGATGAATCTGTATAAGGGGATTTTCCTTCCACTATGGAAGAATAATCACGTTTAAAGGTCAAGTCGCCCATTTTATCATCCTGCGATTCGCACGATACACGAATGCCCAATTTATTCGTATATTGCCCTAGATACATAACAAGTGTCATGATACCCGTAGATTCAGGTGCTCCACCCGATAGAATTAAAAAGGGTTTATTTTTACCCTTATTTATATTCCAATTGGTTACATAAATCCATGTGCTAATGGAATATTCTCCACCTCCATATATTTGAGGAACTTGAGAACCACTGTATACTTTTGCAGTTTTATCTTTTGCAGGAAGACCATCGCTTGCTGAACTATAGATTACAAGGTCACTTGAATCATTTCCACCATATAACCACTTCCATAAGTAAAAAAGTCCAAGTAGCATTAAAATCGCCAAAACGGCCATTATAACCATTCTTGAAGGTTCCATTCTAATTTAAGAAACACTTTATGCGTAGGGTGCTGACCATTGTTCTAAAGGACCTGCTTTCTTAGGACTTAGACAATTTCCATCCGGACACCAATATCCAATATTTGGTAAAGAAGGCATAAAAGGTTTGAAGAATGTTGTTATTGTAATTGGCATATAAGGCTTTCCAGAAGTATCAACTGTATCCTTTACAAGTCTACGTATTTCATTTGTTTTCATAGCATATGGAGCAATACTTATTAGAGAAATAACACCACCAAGTCTAACATCACCAATAGTTAAAGGCTGTGTATCATCAAAATCAGGCATTGCCGTACACATATGACTCACTGCAAGACTACCATTCAAGTAAATATTGAATTTGCGTCCTGATTTAACTATTGCTACAGCAGTCCATCGCTGTAAGGGAAAGTTAGGTATCTCTGCATATTCAGGATTTTGATATCCTTTTACGTATATTTCTAGACGAGCAGGGGCCATATTTAGACCACGTCCAGCATCAGGTGCCACTAGAATTTGAAATGTCTGTTTTGCTCCAATATTTATTAGCTTTGCATACTCATTACCAGATTGTGCTGTTCTATCAATCAATGTCGGGTTTGTATAAAAAAGTAGAGTTGAACCGGAATTTGATGTCCATGGACCTTTTAATTCCTGGCTTGTAATAACTTGAACTGTTTTTGATAGTGATATTTCATCATCTTTTCCAACGCGATTAAATGGCGCTGGTAGCAAGAGATATGCTAGAAGATAATATATTAAGAATGATACAACTGAAATTATAGCTACCCCTACAAGGATATTCATCTAATCATACTCATTAAAATCTAAAGGAATTATTTTAAATCACCTATGAATTTTATAAATTCTATAGTGAATTAATTATCTATTGTAAGCTTGAAACTTGGCTTTTCTAATAAATCTCCCATACGCCCTTTCATTTCAGAGGCAGGCACTTGATATCCAAAGCATCTCATATTTAATACACTAATTCCTCTAGACATTACCTTAGTATTAAGAACTATGTTAGCCGGTGCAAATATCTTATCACCAGTTGTAGGTGGTTTTGAAACAGTATTTAATTGTCTCGTCTGAACTAAAAGGCCATTCAAATATCCTTCTAACAAATATGGTGATACAGTTAAACCAATACGGAAAGGAGCATGAATAGGGACATTATCTATTTTTACTGATTGCTGTAAACCATCTGTATCAAAGCATGTTATATATACAGTATTCTTCTCATTATCTAAACTAACGCGTAAGGAGGGATTTTCTACTGTCTGAGACATGGTAAAGAAAATACGCTGATTTTGTCCAATTCCTAGATCTTGAGGATATTCATCTATAATTAAAACATCCATTGTTATACTATAGGAACTCTGTCCCTCTAAGACAGTGGTGGACAAAAGAGGAGTTCCATTAGTAACAGGTGGCGGTGTTCCTATTATAATATCCTTAACTTCAGACGCTTTTAACCAGTAGTTCTGTGATATATCTGTGCCGGGTATTGCAATATATCCTGGAGCACCGGGGCTTTTCTGAAATATAGGTGTTATCCATTGGTCAACTCCAAGCAAAATAATACCAATTAATAAAATACCTGCTACAACATACATTGCTATTTGAACAAATCCAGATCCTTTAACAGGTTGTCCAATTGCATTCATAGGTTCAGGTGCATTTGCAACTTTTATTCCAGAAGCAGTTTTTATAGTCTTACCTAAATTTTGGACGTTTTTAAGAATTTCTGATATTTTATCAACCCGACTTGCGTTCATACTACTTTAGAGTTTTCTTTCTTGTTTTACTTTTATTTAATGTGTTTGTCTTAGGATTATATCCAATGCGTTTATAATAGGGGAGAGAGTCTTTAGCATTACAATCTGCTAACTTCTCTCTCAAATAACAGACAAACGAAACACGACTGTACAGCTTGTCTATTCCTTGAGTTCCAGTTTCTTTGTCGTTTCTATAGATTTCTGGAATGGATGAATTAAATTTCTTTTCCTCAGCATTTTCCTTTAGTTCCGTATTACAGTGCCACTCATGAACATCCATTGCCACAAAGTCTCCTGTTCTTAAATTCACACCCACTTTGTATCTAGGAAAAATCGTATAACCTCCTGAATACTTTCCACGTTCAATTACAGACAAATTACCAAATCCTTCTCTCAAATCACCAGCATCCATATGAAGCCCAGTTCTAAAATTACGATTTATAGTGACAGATGAAAAAGATGTATCTGCAATTTGGAAGGCCGGGTTTCCCTTGGCTCTTTTGTATTGAATGGCATACCGATCTGGAACTAGCTTTTTAAAGAGGTCATCAATGGCTTCAATGTAAGGTGTTCCAGCCTTGTATTGGTCAAAATAAAGTTGTGTGTAACTTGTCAGACGACAAGGAAGTCCCATGAAAGGTGTTTTCTCAAAGTATCCTAGGACAGAGGAGAATACATTATTATTTACACGCATCTTTGATAACTTACCCTTTTCCATGTATTGAGCAGACCACCCCTTGATAGATTTCTTGTTTAATTTACGTCTAGTCCAGTATTTTGATTTGACATCAATAGGGCCTGCAGCAGCTCCACGGTTTCTAGATGCATTTGCTGACTTGTAGAAATTTTTCCAGGCCAACTTAATTACATCATGCGGAATTACATTCTTTCTGAGTTTGAACAAGAGTTTTTTACCACCAGGTGCATCCGGGTCTTTGGCGTATACATCGGCATCTTCGTCAATTATTTCATCTACGTCTTTTTCACTGAAATATGTTCCTTCTCTTGCCTTAATTTGGTCATTTGTCATTTTTTCTTCTAAGATAATTTCTTTTGCTTTTACCTTCGGTTCCCTTGCAGGTTCTTTGGGCATTTGTAGCCCATTGAATAAATCTTCTTCTGGG